GACTTCGACGACTTCGACGACTTCGAGTAAATGAACGCTGTGGCGCGTTAGGCGATCTTGCTTAACGCGCCACAATTGTAAAATGAATAAAACATAATGAAAGAGGAATACTTATGATTAGCACATTGGACTTTTCAAATGTTCCTAGCATAGTTGGAAATGAGCCAATTAAGTTCTTTAAGCAAGGTTATAAGATAATCAAAAGGACTAATTGGCCTCTTTACATTACTGGACCGTCAGGCTCTGGCAAGTCTATAATTGCAATGAATATAGCAAAGAAATATGCAAGCGAAATGAACGTTCCTGCATATTATGTTCAACTTAGTCCTGAGCAAACAAAGACGTCTCTAATTCTTGGTTTAAGATTGAAGAATGGTTCTTTAGAAGCTGTAAATGGCGTTGTTGCTGAATGTATGGAGCAAGGTGGCATTATTGTTATAGATGAGGCAACTCATTCAACACAGGAAATGTTGCTTATGTTTAACTCAATTCTTGATAGGACTTCGGTCACAAGCATTGGCGACAAGACAGTTGTCAGTAAGGAAACGTTTAGAATAATCTTTTGTGCAAATGACTCAAAATATTCAGGCAATGTAAAGTTGCCACAAAGCTTTGCACAAAGGCTGGTTGGAATGTATTGCGATTATCCGTCTTGGGAAGACGAAATTGAAATTGTAAATAAGATCTTGGAGGATGAATATGACTCTCAGATGAATGTTCCCCAACCAGTGATTAAATATATAGTAAGTCTAATGCGTGAGCTCAGAAGTGATGACTACCCCCTCTCGGTGAGGAATAGCAGTATTGCAACAGTACTACTTCAGATAGCTCCAAAGAAGAAGGCTAGTCAGGTGGCCGAAGATGATGCATACTTTACAAGCGGTTCCAATGTTGAAAGTGTACGAAGGGTAATTGCCGATAGGATATTCAATGGCAAAGTAAGAGATGTGGGACAACTTAATGGTAAAGAAATGGCTCAATTTACAAGATATGTAACAAGGGTTGGCGTTGATAATTTTAGGAACATAATCTTGCAGGCGTTTATGTATTATCTTGATATTGATATGGGATTCTATGATATAACCGAAACCAAAGAACGCATTAAGCAAATTGCTTTGTAGGAGGGCATCATGGCTATAAACATAAATGTGACCGCCATTTGTCCTGATAAGCAAGTGGAAATAGAAAGAATTGAAACAACCAAACCCGAAGAACTTGCTTTTGAATATGCCATGTGTTCAAAGGAAAAAGATGGCAAATATAAAATAGCTCTAAACATGGCAAAGATAAAAGAGCTATGGGAGAATTCGTGGCTATACGATTATGTGACTATGGACGTGTTTGAAGCAGCATTCACGTTACATGAGTTGGCACATGTTAAGTACACTATATTTGAGGATGATGCGAATAAAAGCAATCTTGCAAAGGCAATTAAGAACATACTTGAGGATGCAAGAGTTGAATACCAAATGTCGTATGACTTTCCTGAATCATCAATATTCTTCAACATCTTGCTATCAACACTTCAAAGCGAAATAAATGGAAACAAAGAAAATCCAGAAAACGGGTCCATTGAAAGTATAATTTACGATTTGTTTGATCTTGCAAGATATAACATCATCAATGATAACTCAAACAAAGAACTTATCAATAAGATGTTGCCTTTTGTTGTTTTAATGAGACGAGGAAGTCCAAACGATTGCGACATTGCATGCGAGATAATCTTAAACTTAATTCAAAAGAATATGTTACAAACAAACCAAAGCATGCCAAACAACATTACGATAAAGCAAAAAGCAATCTCCGAAAATGACAGGAAAAAGAAGCAAAGTCAATATAATTCAAGTGAAGTCGAAAAGCAAATCGCAAGCAAGTTCTTTGATGAAAAAATAGTAAAAGAAAAGATAGAGAAAAGTCTTAACGGCAACAAGGCTGGAAATGCAGTAAGTGTTGTGAATAAGGAAAGAACGTCGTTTTTCCTGCAAACAGCGATTGAGCACAAGAACGAGATTGCTGCATTAAGAAACTTATTTAATAGAGCTTTTGTGGACTTCAAAAATATTGCCGCAAGTGATGGTGATCTTAACTTTGCAAAGCAACAATCAGCTTATGTCAATAGCATAATTGGAGAAGAAGGCAAAGACTACCAATACAGGAAAAAGGAAAGAGTATTACTTGACGTTGTTTTACTAAGAGACATATCAGGCTCAACAAGTTTTGTCAAAGACGATTACGCAAAGTCAATTATCATATTGCTTTCGGCATTAGAGAACATTGACGGCATAAGGACAGCACAAATTGATTTTAACTCCAAGCATTACACAAATAAGACATTCGATAGCGGAATAGAGAAAGCAACAATAAATCCTGTAGCTTCAGGCGGAACGTCAATAAGGAGCGCATATCAAGAGGTTCTAAAGTATCAATTCAAGGGCAAAAGAAACCTTGTGATAGTAATATCAGATGGTGGCTTCATTGAATCTCAGAATGAGGTCAGAATGCTCGAGAGTGATATAAATAAAATAGCCAAGATAGTAAAGTTCGCAATAGGCGGGTTCGCAAAGGATGGCTACAAATCGATTGCTATTAAAGATATTCCAAAAGAGATGGCAAAAGCAATCATAAAGGAGGGGTTGATGTGAAAATACATTGCCCTTGCAATAAGATTGCTGAAACAAAAGTCGTCAATGGAATCGTAATGTATGAGCATGAAGATGGCTCAGGTTGCAAATTGCTCAATAGATTTTACAACAACAAATGTGCTTCACTTGCTTGGAGGTTTTCCAAAAAAGCAATATGTGATAATGATCACGAGACGTTTTCTATATACATGTGCAAAGATAACAAAGAAGTAATGCATGAACTGCTTGAATACATTAGGTTTGCAAACAAGCAAGAGCTAATTCAAGTATTAACGTTTTTGTTTGAAACAAATAATGTAAAGTATGAAATTCAAAAGTATGTTTTAGACAATCTTCTAAATGAATACGGCAACACAGCATATAAAAACATAAAAGCAATTAGGAGCAAGAACTTCATAAATGATTTCCTGTTAAACAGAAAAACTCTATTGTTTCCAGCAGTAGGAAAGTCTAAGATGATCAATATCGAAAGCTATGTCAATATTGAGAATAACACAGCAAAGCAAAACATAATCAATGACTTAGCAAGATCTTTCCTATTGGATAAAGCGATAAAAGACTCAGCGCTGAAAAATGCAATTAAGAGCTTTAGTAGATAATTTAGCTGTTTACATTGTGTTCCGATTGTGTTATAATAAAATTAGAAGGAGGGGGAAACCCCAAAAATGATTAGGAGGAATTACAATGACAAAAACGGAGTTAATCGATTTAGTTAAGCGTCAGCTGAATATCGAGTTAATCAATGACAAAGCCGACCCGTTTAACAAAAAGCGCAACGTGCTCTATACGAAAATTACACGCAACAACTATTATAATGTCGTCTCCCTTTTAAGACGCAAAGGCCTCCGATACGAGCAACACATCGACGATTATTACTGGGTATATCTCCGCTAAACATAAGCCCTCACAGAGTGACGGGTGGCAACGCCCGGTAATGCGGCAGTCCCGGTCACAAGCCCGGGCAGAAAGGAGGCGTGGTTGATTGTTGTCATCGCCATCATCTTGCTATCCATACTAAGCCTGGGCTAACCACCCGGGCAATACATATGATTAGAGGTAAATGAAATGGAACACATAAAACAATTCATAAATGAAATCAATCTTAGTAATAGCAACATCTATAAGCAAGACGTCCTGAAGAAATACAAGGACGACGAAAAGATAAGATGGTTCCTTAAGTATTATTTTGATCCGTTTAGCACAACGAACATCTCAATCAAGAAGCTGAACAAAGACGTGTCGTGCAGGCCAACAAAAGCAATAAGAACGTTCGAAGAATGCATTGAATTTGCTGTAAATAACTGCACAGGCAAATACACAGATGTGGCTGCGATAAACTCGTTTGTGTATGTTCATAAGGAAGACAAAGAGTTTATTCATGGCTGCCTTGCAAAGACAATCAAAATAGGCGTGTCAGAAAAGACAATCAATAAGGTATTTGGCAAAGACTTCATACCCACCATGGAATTGCAATTGGCCGAAAAATACTTTGACAACATGGACTATGTTGAAGGAAAAGAATTTGCGTTGACATTAAAGCTTGATGGAATTCGATGCGTTGCTTCTAAAAAGAATGGAAAGGTAAGTCTTGTTGCAAGAAGTGGTCAACCTATCATAGGTGCAGTTGATATTGAGAATGATCTAAGGAATGTCAAGGAAGATAATTTTGTTCTTGATGGAGAGCTCCTAGTAGACGATTGGCGAAATATGAAGAGCAAGGAAGCATATAAGGCAACAACAAAAATAGTTCGCAGAGATGCTGAGAAGCACGGGATAAGACTTGTTGTTTTTGATATGGTATCTATAAAGGAATGGAATGAAAGGGCATCTGAGGGCACGTATAAAGACAGAAGGAAGAGGTTCCGAAAGATTGTTGAACAATGCGAACATGTTGAGAAGGTTCCTCTCCTTTATCTTGGAAAAGATACAAGCAAAATCAATGAACTTTTGAAGAAAGTGACAAGAGGCAAGCGCTCACAAGAAGGCCTGATGATCAACATAGCGGACGCCCCATATCAGTTCAGAAGGACTAAGGACTTACTTAAAGTAAAGAGAATGAACGATTGCGACTTAAGAGTCGTTGGAGTTCAAGAGGGCAGAGGAAAGTACAAAGGTCTTTTAGGATCACTAATTGTAGAATATAAAGGTAATACTGTTAAAGTAGGATCTGGCCTCACTGAAAGCCTCAGAAAGGCCTTTTGGAAAGACAAGGATAATCTAATAGGTAGGGTTGTCAAGGTCCAGTTCTTTGAGGAGACGCAGGATGCGAACGGAAACAAATCACTAAGGTTCCCGGTATTCCTTGAGCTTTGTCCTGAAAACAAAGAACCTTCTTTATTTTAGTGTTCTTAAATTTCCTAACGGTGATTTTTTTGGCTAAACTAGTAAACGAATTGGAGGGATAGTATGAGGCTGATTGACGCTGACAGGTTAAAAGCCGAAATTATGGGTTGGTATGTGGCGTTGGACGACTTGTTCGACATGGGAAAATATCACGAAAGAGAAATTGTTTTGCAAGCAATCGAAGAGTCTCCCACAATCGACGCTGTGCCTGTGGTACGGTGTAAAGAATGCGAGAATTACAACACAACCTGTTGCTCAAAAGGATTTGGCTGGTGCGAAAGTATGGACCGAGGCGTAAGTGACGATTTTTACTGTGCTAATGGAACAAAGATGGAGGTAGAGCGTCTCTCTTATATTTGAAAAATGAAAGGATGTGTTTGTTTATGTGGGAAAAGTTTGGTTTGGAAATCGTTCAAATGTTGTTGCCGGTGATTGCGGCTTTACTGATGGCGTTGATTGGGTACGGGGTGGCATTCCTCAAAGCGAAGACGAATGCCTTGAATGAAGGAGTAGCTAAACAGTCCATCCTTGCTTCCATTAATGAAGCGGAGCAGGTGGCGAAGAATGCGGTCATGGCTGTCAAACAGACGCTGGTTGATGACTTGAAAAAGGCTGCCGAGGATGGGAAACTAACGGACCAGGAGAAACAGGCCGCACTAAATAAGGCCAAAAATATATTTATGGCAACCATTTCTAAGAATAGCCTTGGAATTCTTGAGGCTGCAATTGGTCCGGTGCAGAACTGGTTAGATCAGTTCCTCGAGGCGAAGCTTGCGGAGTTTAAGGGTGGATCGGCCGCGCAGATTTATCAGTATAGCCACCCTTTATAATTCCCGCTGGCAGGGTTGGGCCGGTGACATTCGGAGTCTCCGAACGAGGGCCGGGGCTAAAACTATCGGCACCGGTTTTGGAAGGAGACGGACGGGTGGATTTTGGACTAACGACTGACTGGCGGGGNAAGAGCCCCCAGTGGGGAATTATGTTCAATTATAATTTTAAGTGAGAGAGGCCATCCTCCTCTCGCCTCCCGAAAAAAAAGGGGGGG